GATTGCAGCGTATAAAGGCGGGTTCAACTTTGTAGGATTTGAAATAGACCAAGAATATTATGAGAAACAAGAAAAGCGTTTTAATGACTTTAAATCACAACTTCGGTTGTTTTAGCGGTGTGGTGGCATTGCTGGTAACTCCGATATTAACGCACCTTAAGTATTACTTTTAGCTATGAAGCCTATTATTTACACAGAAATAGTAACATTAAAAATCAGCAAACAACAAAAGAAAACTTTAAATAAGTTAAAGTCTAAAAATTATAAAGTTTCTCAATTTATACGTGATGCTATTTCTGAAAAATTACAGAGAGAAAAACATGAGATATTAAAGCAAAAAAAAGAATATTGTCCATTTAGTAATGGTACAATAGAATTGTAAAACTAAAAATAAAATAATTATGAACAGAGAAATAAAATTTAGAATATTTGACAAAAATATTCCAACATTAACTGAAGCAATGAAAGATATACAGCCAAGTGGGCAAATGTTATATGATATGGATTATCTTTTAAATTCTGATTATTTTAAACACGCTTTAGAGGGTAACTATCCAATAATGCAATACACAGGATTAAAAGATAAAAAAGGAAAAGAAATTTTTGAAGGGGATATTGATATAAATTTTGATGTTGTAGGGTGGTGTGAAAAAACAGCAAGCTTTCAATTTTTTATTTATGACTTTCCTAATAGAGAAAAAATATCTTGCCATTGTTTTAGTTGTGAAGGAAATTTTAATTTTAACGATGGAGAAATAGAAATAATAGGAAACATTTACGAAAATCAAGAACTTTTAAAATAAACAAACATGAAAACAATTTTATTATTACTGATTAGCTCAGTATCATTCGCACAAACAAATCTATCATTAACATCTAACATTAGCTTAGGTCAAAACTGCGGTAATGGACCGCACCAAACATTTACTTACAACGATGTAAATTTGAATGGATTTAAAATCACTTTAAGAAACTCAACATTAATTGTCAATGGAAACTTAAACGGAGGTGGAGAGATAGACAAATGCGGAAACCAAGACAACAGCTTTGTTTGCGTAAATGGAGCAGTACAAAACAATCCAAACTTAAACGGAATAACCTGTAGTAATTTATCGAATCTGGAGTTTGAGCTCACACAAGACAACTACGGCATTATGTACTCAATATTTGACTTACTCGGCAATAAAATAAGTCAAGGATTTACAAATAAGAATATGTTCGAAGGATTGCCGAAACAAGTATTGCTTCTTAAAGTTTACGGATTTGAAACCAAAAAAATAATTTTAAATGATTAAATATGGACACATCAACTTCAATATTTCCAGTCGCCAGAAAAGAACATACTTGTGATTGGTGTTTACAGAAAATACAGATTGGTGAAGCTTACAGAAAACAAACCATTTTTGATAATGGGACTGCCTATACTTGGAAAAACCATCGTCATTGTGATGCACTAGCAAATAGACTAAAAATGTTTGAAAATTGCAATGATGGCTATGGTCTTACTCAAGAAGATTTCAGCGAGTGTATAACAATAGAATTTCAAAGAATTAATGATGAAAAAAACATTGTAACTGGTATGCCTGAATTTAAAAAAAGAATGGAAATAGTCAGAATACATCATGATTTATAAATATAAACTTTAAACAAATAAACTATGGGTTCTAAAAATAATACTAAAATAAAATCAATTAGACTAAGCAATTTAGTCATTGACAAAATTGAAAAGATAGCCATAAAAGAAAATAGAAGTTTCAGTAATATGGTAGAGACGATTTTATTAAATTATAAAAATTAAATCATGAAAACACCATACATACTTGTAATATTACCAATTGCAGCTTTAATATTATTTAATCTAATAACAAAAGCAAGATGTAATATGTATCAAAGAGAGTGTAAAAAGAAATTAAAAAAACAAAAAACTGAATTATGACAAAGCAAGAAAAAATAAAAGAAGCATGGATTGAAATTTACGGAGAAGAAAAATACAATCTCATTAAATATGCGATTAAAGAAAATGGACATATAGATTGTGTTAAAAATCCTGAAATATCAGAAATAATAAATACTTGTGAAAAAGGTATTTATTGGGGAACTACCAGTTATATACCAAAATCACCAATTTATTAACAATGAATAACCAATACACACTAGAAGGGTTTAGTAGAATGTTTAAAAGAACAGATCATACCATTGCTAAATTGCTTCGCAAGAATTATATATTCCCAACTGATAAAATTGGAAATCGTGTTGTATACGACGAAAAAGCATTTGACTTTTTGAAGTCTAAATACGAAACTGAAATAGTAGTTGAGTTTGTACCAGTACCAGTTTATGTAAATGTGTATTGGGAAATTATACCATCTAAATTAAATTTTGAATTATGAGAAAAGGATACAAAATAGAACACGATATATCAGAAGGTGATAAACAAATAATAGTTTATAATTTCTTTGGTCATAATATGGTTTCAAATGTTTCTTTTTCAGGAAACTATAAAAATACATTAATATGCGCTATTGGCAGATGGAGAATAAAAAAAGTTTTGTAATTAATTAATTTTCACTAACTTTACTATACTAAACAAAAATATTATGAAAGCAAATGAATTAAGGATAGGGAATAAATTCATTCTACCAAATGGAGAAATAGGAACAATTTCTTATCATGAAATAAGATTAATGAGTATTTCTTTAGATCCTATAAATTACAAACCTATACCATTAACAGAAGAGTGGTTATTGAGATTTTGTTTTAAAAAAGTTAGATATGAAAAATATGCTCACGAAAAACTTGATAAACTAAAAGCATATCCACATGTAATTAAAGATGGATATGGATTTTATATTCAGGGGGCTTACACGCTTCCCAATATAAAATATGTCCACCAATTACAAAATCTTTACTTCGCTTTAACAGGTGAAGAACTAAAAATACAACTATGACAACATACATGCAAATAAAAATATTTACAACGCATTTGTGCATCAATAGTTATAGAATAACAGTAAAGTGTTTTGTAAACTAAAAATAAAATAATTATGAAACTAAAGCCACTATCAGATTTTGTTTTAGAACAAAAAAGTAAATTAGGATTAGGAGGAGATACTTATGAGTGTTTTTATAAAAAAACAACTTCTTATACCGACTTTTTAAAACAACCTCTTACACTAGGAATGTTTGTGCCTTGTGATGAAAATGGAAATATTTTAAATCCTAAAAAATTTACAATTGATGGTCATCCAATTTTTGATGGAGGGGTTTTGTATCAAGAAGCCCAAGAACGTGTTTTATTTAAAGGATTTTATAAAGAATTTAATGCTGTTATGTCTCCAGCAGGCGGGTATTTAGATACTGGCAGATTAAAACATAAAACAATTGAAGATATAATTGGAGCTAATTTAGAACTAACAGAATCTGCAATTAAACAACTTGGATTATAAAAACAAAATATATGAACCAAATCACAATAACATTATTATCAGGCGAGGAGGTAAACGTTAAAGTAAATAAAATACAACAATATCTTATTTATCAAGACGTTATTCATATCTTTACTAAAAATATTCAATACTACTTCCCAAGAACAACAGAAGTAGTAAATCTATTAATACAGAATAAAGAAACTATTTGTTACAATTGATTATGGCAAGACCAAGCGAATATAACTTTGAATTATGTGAAGAAATTTGCAATGAGCTTGCAGAAGGGCAAAATATTAGACGCGTTTTAAATTCAAAGGACATATACCCTGACTGGACTACATTCAGAAGATGGAAGAATAACAATGAAGAATTACGCACATTGTATATAAACAGCCAACAAGACAAAGCAATTGCCCTTGAAAACGAATTAGACGACCTAAGAGATATGTTAATGAGTAAGGAAATAGATCCTTCAACTTACAACACTTTAGCGCAGACTATTAAATGGAAAATGGCTAAGTTTTATCCAAAAGTTTTCGGAGAAAAAATACAACAAGAACACTCTGGAGAAATAAAAGGGGTAAACTTATCAGCATTATCTACAGATGAATTAGTGGCTAGGGCAAAGGCAATAAAAAAAATAGATGAATAGACATGAGTTAGATATTTATATAGAACTCTATAAAAAAAAAGAGTTTAAATATATCCCTATTGGTAGTTATTCTAATGGGGATTATTTTTATTGTACAGATAAGCAAATTAAAACTTTAGACCTATTATCTGATAATACTACAACTTCTGTAGGGTACGGAGGTTCGGCTAGATCGGGTAAAACAGTTATTGAAGTTACTGCTATAATTTTTGATTGCTTAGCTTACGATGGTATAGCATGGGGATTAGCGAGAAAAGAACTTACAACACTAAAAAGAACAGCTTTGTTAACCCTTTTTAAGCAGCTACAATTTTACGGACTTTTACAGGATGATGATTTTCATTATAATCAGCAATTAAATAAAATAGTTTTCAATAATAATAGTGAGGTATTTTTAATTGATACAGCCTATAAACCAAGCGATCCTTTAAACACTAGATTCGGAGGATTTGAATTAACTAGATGCGCAGTCGATGAAAGTAACGAAACAGCGCAAGAAGTAGTTGATAAGTTATTTGAAAGGACAGGCTGGAGGTTAAATGAGAAATACAATTTAAAAAGAAAAGTTTTTGAGTGTTTTAATCCTGCCAAAAATCACGTTTATTCAAGATTTTACAAACCTTTTGTTGATAATATAGAATCTATATTTAGAAAGTTTGTTTTAGCTCTACCAAGTGATAATCCGAATCCTGCTGTTGCAGAATGGATAAAAGATGTTTTAGCTGATGATAAAATACCAGAAGCAACAAAACAAAGGCAAATCTATGGAAATTTTGAGTATGATGACAATCCTTATGCGATGTTTAATTATTCTGATATTTTAGGATTATTTACTAATGATTTTATAAAGACTACACAAGATAAATATATGACTTGCGATATAGCTTATACGGGATCGGATAAATTCGTTATAGTTGTATGGAGTGGCTTTGTTGCTACAAATATAATCGCTATTGATAAAATAGATGATACAATGGTGTCTAAAAAAATAAATGAACTTAGAATAGAATATAAAGTACCAATTAAGAACGTTATTTATGATGCTGATGGACTGCAAACATTTACTAGACATTCAGCTAATAGCGGAATATTATCTGATGCTGTACAGTTCCATAATGGCGGACAGCCAATAAAAATATCAGGTAAAAAAGAAAGTTTTAAAAATCTAAAGGCGCAATGTTATTATTATTTTGCAGAAGCCTGTAAAAATTCAGAAATGTTAATACAGGAAAAAAACTACAGAAATCAAATAATACAAGAGTTAGAGCAAATAAATAGAATGCCATTAGATGATGAAGGAAAATTCAGTTTAGAAAAAAAAGAAAAGATTCGTGAAAGAATTGGAAGATCCCCAGATTTTGCAGACGCTTTAATGATGCGTTTTTATTTTGAATTGAAGGGAAAACCTAAGCCAGTAATTATTTGGAGTTAGTAAATTAAAAATTTGTATATTTGAAAATTAAAACATTGTAAACATTGTAAACATGATATTTGTAAATGATACAGATGCTATTAACGAAATAAAAGAACATTTAAAGTTAAGCCCAGAGTTTGCAGAAATGCGAAATTATTCTAAAGAATTAAAAGCTTTGGTTAATGGAACTGACTTTATCGATGAATTAATATGCAAAATTGAAGGAATTGAAAGTGAAAAGAAAGCTGAAGCTAGAATAAAATACAGTCACGATATAAAATCATTATTTACTCGATTGTTTCAGCCTATAGAAAATATCTATTATGCAACTGGAGGAGTTAAAGATTATGATATAGCAAATACAGAGTTAAAGACTGAATACTTACTTCAAATAGCAAATATTCGCGATGGTAAATCTTTAAGTGAATGGGTTCAGAATAATGCAATAAAACTATATAATACAGATCCTAACGGAGTTATCTTTTTAGAGTATACAACAACACCCATAACAGAAGTGTACCCTACATATAAAAGCATAAATAAAATAAGATATTACAAAAGTAAAGGACAAACATTAGACTACATTATTTTTGAGCCAAAAGTAAAAGAGCAAAAAACGTTTTGGCGTATTGTGGATGATTTATATGATAGAACTTTTGTGCAAGATGGAGAAACTTTTATTTTGGTTTCTGAATTGAGCTTTAAACATCCATTTGGGAAAGTTCCAGCTGTTATTTGCTCAAACATAAATAACCCAGCAGAGAAAAAGAAATTAGCGGCTATTGATTCAATTATAGAAGACGCTAAAGAATACGCTAGAGACCAATCTTTTTTAACTCTATATAAAGTTTATAAATCAAACCCTATTTTTTGGAAATATGTACAATTTTGTGCGGATTGTTCAGGAACAGGAAAGCAGTCAAATGAAACTTGTAGATCTTGTGATGGCAAAGGAAAATTCGTTTCTAAAAGCGATGTTACTGATGTAGTTGAAATGCCTGTTCCTACAGATAAAGAAAGCCCTGTTATTGCGCCAAATATAGCAGGTTTTATTTCTCCTGATTTAGACGTGTGGAATAAATATGAAGAAACATTAAAATTATCGGAGGAAAAAATATATAAAACTCACTGGGGTACAAATTACGGTATGCAGTCTGTAAGCGGAATGAAAACAGCTACAGAGGTTCAATTTGACAAACAGCCAATTGAAAACCAATTAAATAAATACGCTGATTTTGTAGAGCACATTGAGTGGAGATTGTCGGAATGGATATTAAATCTTTATGATACTTCAAAAGATAAATCAAAAAGCTTAATTACCATAAATTTAGGAAGAAGATATATTATAGAAAGTTATGATTCTTTACTAGAAAGGTATTCAAAATCAGTTTTAGCTGAAGACAATATTGTTATCTTAGATAAGTTGTTTTTAGAATATATTAGTGCTAAATATAGAAACAACCCGATAGATTTACAGGCTAATTTATTAAAGGCTAGAATAGAGCCTTATTTACATTTGCCTTTTTCTAAAGTTTTGACTATATTTGGAAATGAAGAGGCTCAAAGAAAAATATTATTTCAAAAATTGTGGCAATCGGTAAATAATTACTCTAAAGGAGAGGCTACTTTAATTTCTGAGTTCAATACATGGTTTGAACAAAATAAAATAAATAATAACAATTAAAATTTAAAATTATGTCACAAATGGGAGTTTACAGGCTTTATAGATTAGGCCGAGAAGCAAATAACAAGTTTAGTTCAGAAATGGGTAAAAGACTTGAAAGAGATTTGCATGTAATAACAAATGAATATGCTCAAAACA